GCATTGAATAAAGCAAATTATGAAGGTGCCATACAAGTTTTAAGAAATTATGCTTCCTATGAATTTGGTGCAGGAATGGAAGTGGTTGTAGATCAACCAGAACCCGAAGTTGTTCCTGTAATGATGCCGATGCCGATGGGTGGTTCATCTTACGATTCATCTTTTGGTGAAGGTGAATCATTTGATGGACTTTATAATAGAGGTTAAATATAATAAAGAGGTATGATATAAATGTCTCAAAAGACAGTAGAACAAAGAAGAGTTAATCTAAAAAATATTTTAATCATATCAAATGATGGAGTTACAAAGAGTGATAAACTCCCTGATATGTTCACGGATTTTTATTACTATGAAAGTATTTTGAATGAGACAATAAGAGCACAGATCATATATGCAGATAACGGTCAAACAGTTCAAAAAAATGGAGTTTATAAAACACTTCTTGATGGTCTGCCATTAAATGGAAAAGAAAAGACTTCTATCACAATGGTGGACCCGCAAGGTGTAGAGATTAAGGTTGATTTATTCGTAAACAAAATTTCGCCAATTACTAAAGATTCTTTAAAGTCTTTAGTTGGATTGGAGTTTGTATCAAAGGAGGGACTTTTAAACTTTAAGTCTGTGTTGAATAAAAGATATGACGGTAAGATCTCTGATCACATCAGAAGTATTTTAACTGATTCTAAACTTCTTGGTTCACAAAAAAAGTTGGATATAGAAGAAACGGAAAATACTTTAAACTTTACTGGAGATCAAAGAAGACCCTTTTATGCTTTGAATTGGCTTGCAAAAAAGGCAGTTCCTAAAACTCAAAATGCAAAAGGAAATACTGCAGGATTTTTCTTCTTTGAAACATCTGATGGATTCAAATTCAAATCTATTGATGGAATGTTATCGGAAACTGATCCATCAGGTGGAAAGAAAAGGATTAAAAGTTTTGCATACAATCAAACTGTAGATTTACCATCTGGATATGATGGAAAAATTCTGGAATTGGTTCCACCAACTCCAAGTGGAGATATGCAAACAAAAGATGAAGCAGGCACATATTCAACAAGAACAATATTGTTCAATCCATTTGATTGCTACTATGAAGTTATTACTCCAAATTCGCAAGTAGAAAAAGGACTTCCTGGATCGGAAAGTAATTTACAAAAAGCAGGTAAAAATTTGCCGAAGTTGAACCCAGAATTAAATCGTGATGAACAAGGAAGAGACTTTACTAGAACACAGTATATCCTCCTTGATACAGGCACTCTTCCAACTGGAAATACAAAACAACAGATTGAAAAATCAAAGACACAAAACTTTGATCCTAAAAATATTCTAGGACAATCTGTGATGAGATATAATCAATTATTTTCATCTAAAACAACAATCACAATCTATGCAGATTTTAGTTTACACGCAGGAGATTTAATTTATATTGATACTCCATCTCACGATACAAGTACGACTAAGCAGATGGACGATAACTTAGGTGGATATTATGTAATTGCAGACTTATGTCACTATATTAATATAACTGAAGGTGGATACACAAAAATTACAGCAGTTAGAGATTCTGTTGGTAAGAAAGGATCTCCTACATATTATCCTTTTGGAAAATAGTTTGTTAAATAGTAAATAATACTTTCATTACTATTATGGAAAGTGTAGAAAAGCACATAGAGTATGATAAAAAAATCTTGGATGATCCTATGGTGTCATCGCAAGCAAGACGCCATACAGAAGAGGAATTAGCAGCACTTGAAAGATGGGTTGAAAATCATCCAGAAGATCACCGCGATCCAACAGGATTAGAACTTTATTGTAATGATAATCCAGACGCACTAGAATGCAGGGTGTATGAAGACTGATGGCTGAAAGCACTCTTTTCAATCCAGGATTTTTGGGTGGTGGATTTAATTGGTGGATCGGTCAGATTGCAGATGACTCCACCTGGAGAGATAATATTCTTCCTGGTAAATTTGCAGATGCAAATACCATTCCTGGATGGGGAAGAAGATATAAGGTAAGAATTATTGGTCTTCACGATCAAGAAGAAGAAACTATTCCGTCAGATCAACTTCCTTGGGCCCAAGTGATGTACCCTGTGACTGCAGGAGGTGGTCAGGCTGCAGCATCACAAACTTCAAATCTCCGCCAAGGAAATTTTGTTTTTGGATTTTTCCTTGATGGGCAAGATCAACAAGTCCCAGTGATTATGGGAGTGCTGGGTAACAATGCCCAAACTTCCTTATCAAATAAAACGGCACTTACTGGCGGAAAAAACTTTTCACCTCAGAGTGGAAATGCAAATACAAAGGAACCTAAAACAGGAAGTAAAAAGGAAAAGGTTCCTGATGAAGATAAGGTAACAGTAAAACCAAAATCACCAAAGCAATCATCAGAGTGTGCTCCTGCTCCTCCGGGCGTTTCTCTTAACAAGTATGGTCTTCGTCCAGATAAATCACTTACTTCCGCTCAACTTGCGGATGCTCAAAGTGCAAGAGCAGAGGCAGAAAAGAAAGGATTAACTGGTGCAGAAAGAGATGATTATATTCAAAGAAAAGTAGCACAAGGAATTAAAAATCGTTGTAGAGAAGCAAGTTCTCCAGCGTCTTTATCTCAACCCGGTGCTACAAAAGAAAATGCAGACGCTATCCATCAGGCAAGTGTTGGGGATAGAAAAAGAGAAGATAAGTATCAAGAAAAAATTCCTTTAATGAAACCCGACGATAAAGTGGGGTCAGCAATCAAATGTATTCAAACAGTCTTAGATAATTTGATGCAACAGATTGCAAAGTATCTTAATGCTCTCAAATGTTATGCTGATGCTGCTTCTTTGATTATAAGAAAAATAATAAACTTAATTTCAAAAGCTGCTTGTATCATTGCAAAATATATAAAAATAATTTTTGATAAGATTATGGAATATGTTTTGAAGTTATTGAACAAGGAACTTACTAAAGTGGTATCTGCAATGCCTTCTAGTATGAGAAATATGTTTGCAGATATCAAAGAAACTATTACTGAACTTATTCTATGTTTATACAATAAAATTACTCAAGGATTATGTGGATTAATTGAAGCTTTGTTAATTGCCGTACTCAAACCAGATCAGTTAGAGCAACAAGCAAGAGATAGTGCAAGTGATCAAAGAAAAGTAGCAACAGTTCCAGTGTGTTATGCTGAAGAAATTGTAGGACAAGTTATTTCTTCTAATAAAGATCAAATTACAGAAGCAAACAATACAATTTTGGATAACATCAATGCATTCCTTGATGACATTCAAAATCAAATCGCAGGAGTAAGTGGAGCACTATCGGATATTACTTCATTAACTGGCAACATCAATGGTAGTTTAACTTCTGCTTTGAGTTTTACAAATCTTAAATTGAACATTTTTGGATGTGAATTGAAACCAAACATAGCAGTATCAGACTTCTATACCTTTGCAAGAGGTGGAGCATCTCAACCAGATCAACAACTTCCAAATAATAAGTCTGTTGAAAATAATGCGGCAAAAGCACCACCAAATGTAAATGTAACTCCAGAAACACCATATGCAGAAATTCCACAAAGTCAAAGAGATCTGACTAGTGATTCCAGAACTGCAGATCGAATTGCAGCATCAACTTCTGGAACAGCATAATAAATATCACTATGAAGAAGGGTAAAAGTATAAACTAATGTCGTTTGATATCTTTGGTCCTGCATCAAAAGACGCAATAAAAGTCGGTTATATTTCAACCGAGAGAGGATTTGTTGATGGCGTTTCTGTATGTGAAGCAAATGAATATGCAAAGTTAAATCCAGGAGCTCAGTTTGTTTTTAGGACTAGAAATTTTACAAAGTATCTGAATATTAATGAGGTTAATAAACTAACTCCCGATGATATATCACCAACAGGAAGCACCTGTGAAGGAGTAAACTTTGAATCTGAGTGTGGACCACCACAAGTTTATTTCTATGGTGGTGGAGGAGTAGGAGTTCAAGGAAATCCAGTTATTGGTGAGGACGGATCATTACTTGCTATTGATTTGGTTGCTGGCGGATTTGGTTATCAATATGAACCAATTGTAGAAGTTAAAGATAGATGTAATATTGGTGTAGGTGCAGTTACCCGTGCTGTTCTTGGTGAGATTGTAGAGACTGTAGAATACTATGATCAAGAAGGAGACTTTGAAGAGTATGAACTGTGTGAACCAACTGATGTAGGATATGGTTTACGATATGATCCTAGTGGAAATCCAATAGGACCCTGGGAACCAAGTCTTTATACAAATCTATCTAAAGATCCAATCGCTTTAGAAATCAAAGAGTATCAAGACTTTCTTAGAGAATTGCAAAACCCCTGGTGGAGTACAAGAAAAGAACCTCCACTGAAATTAACATCGGCAAATAAAGTCACACGAACAAAGTTTAATGTAACAGACAAAACTCACGTTGAATTAGTGAGGAAAAACGGAGGAGATGAAAATTATACAGCTTGGAATGAGTTTATGAACTCATTTGCAATATCACCAGTCCCTCCATCAAATGTAAAAGGAAGTGACTTCGCAGGTATTCCATTTACGTTTGAATGGGAAGAGGATTTTCCTTATGATGGTGAATATATTTTTAGAGGTTTATGTGATAATAAAGCAGAACTTTATTTAGATAACGTAAAGTTAGATGATCTAAGAAGTTTTAAAGACTCCCCAAATAAAATTCAAAAAACCATAAAGGCAGGAGTTCATAGAATCAGACTTGATTTATTGAATATTCCCATCAAAGAAAAAATTGTAAAGCAAACAATAATACAACCTTCTATTCCAAATCAAAAACCATTTGAAGTAGTTGCTGCATATTCTGGAGTTAAAAACTTAGTAAACAATTTTAAAGCAGGTATATACAAAATAACATCAACTTATGAGCAAGATACTGGTCCTACTGGAATTGCTATTGAAATTAAAAACAAAACAACAGGTAGAGTAGTCTTTAATACTTTACAGAGTATTAATAGCTCAAACGTAAAACTGGCTCCAGTCACTTCTGGAAAATATCCTATAGATGAATTTACTAAAAATTCGGAAGAAAGTAAAATATTTTTACAGCAAAGTGGAGTTTTTCCAGAAAATGTTGGAGATAAATCAAAAACTTATATTGAATGGTCGAACATATACTTCAATGACACTGACGATTATGAAATCACTGCAAGTGCCGATGATCAAATAGGATTTACAATATCAATTGTAAGTGCTTTACCTCTAGATGTCGCACAACAACCTCCAAAGTCTTCGACCTCATCACAAAATGTACAATCAAGAAATGTTTTTAATACAATTGATTACATTAATAAAGCAAACAGAAAACTTTGGAGAATAGACCCAACAGCAGGAAGAGATTCTGGATTCATAAATCAGTATGGAATTCTTCCTTTTGACCCCTCTTCTTCGGGAGCACAAGAAGAAAGTTATGTAGGAACTCATAGAATTGTCTGGGATAATTTAGATTTTCCAGTTGATGGAAATTATAATATTGAAATAATGGTAGATGATAATGTGAGTCTTACTTTCAGTGGACCAAGTGGGGATACTTTAATTGTAAAAAGAGGATTTAGTAGTCC